ATCAGTAAGAATAGGAAGTGCAGGAGGAGCTACTTTTGTGGTAGATTTAGCTACTGAGATGATTTCATTTGTTGGAACAACAAACGAAGTAGAAGTTTTGTCTCCTGTATCTGAAACTGTTGCATTTAGATTACCTGCAACGATAACTACTAGAGGAGCTATTGAAACGCAAGACATACAAGCTCAAGCCGATATGGTTTACGATATTGGTACAAGTGCCGCTAAATATAGAGACTTATATGTTAGGTCTATTGCAGATGGAGCAGATAGTTTGGGTGGAGCTAATATGGTTTTAGCCAAAAATGCAGCTAATACAGCATTAGAGTGGACTACACCTGATGATTCTTCATTAGAATTTTTAGGAGATTCAAACACAGGAACACCTTCAGTAGATTTAAATTCTCAATCTTTTTCTGTTCTTGGAACAACAAGTCAAATAGTAACTGCAGGTAACAACCAAACATTAACTTTATCATTGCCTTCAGTATTAATTGCTCCGGGTTCAGTAAAAGCTACTACAAATTTAATTGCTACAGGCGATGTGCTTCCTGTTTCGGATAGCACAAGTAATTTAGCTTCAGCTACAGAAAAGTTTTTAGCATTATATGCTGACTTAATTTATGATGCAGCTGATTCAGCAGGTACATCAGGTCAAGTATTATCATCTACAGGTTCAGGATTAGCATGGGTGGCAAACACAGGTACAGACGATTTACAAATTGCAGGTGATACAGGAACAGGAGTTGTTGACCTTCCAACACAAACATTAACTGTTGCCGGAACAACAAATGAAATTGTAACAGTTGGAGGTTCACAAACAATAACAGTTGCCTTTCCACTTGATATAACAACTAAAAACGATATTAATATAACAGGAAGTGCTTTACCTGTTACTGACAGCACTAGCAAATTAGGTAGTAGTACAAAAAAATGGATATCTCTAGCTACTGATGATATTTTAGATGGCTCTAACAGTACAGGTACAGAGTATCAAGTATTAAGAAAAAATTCAGGTAATACTGCTTTAGAGTGGTATGTACCAACTGTATATTTTGTAGGTGATTCCGGTACAAATTCATCTGTTAGTATTGGTGAAAGTTCTTCATCAGCTCCAATGAGATTTTTGGGAACTGCTAATGAAATAACAACAGTATCTGATGCTACAAGAACAATCACATATAGTATCCCATCAACATTTATAGCTCCGGGCAGTATCGAAGCAACAACCACTATTACAGTAGGTACTGATTTACTTGCTAAGAGTGACCTTACTACTAAAATAGGAAGTGGTACTGAAAGAATCTTAAGAATGTATTTAAGTGAATTGTACGACCATGCAGGTTCAGGAGGAACAAGTGGTCAAGTTCTATCTTCAGATGCTTCCGGGCAATTAGCATGGACTGCACAAAATAACAGTACATTAAATATATCTGATGGTTCAGCTACAGGTAGTGTTGATTTACCAACACAATCCTTAACTATTACAGGTACTGCAAATGAAATTACTTCAACAGTATCAGGTCAGTCAGCTACATTGTCACTACCTTCAAACGTAGTAGTACCGGGTACAATGGAGATTACTACTTCATTATCCCCTAAAACAAATGCGGCAGTACCACTTGGTACATCATTATTAAGATGGTCAGAAATATATGTAAACGCTATTCAAGCAGTTAATGGTGGATTAGGAACTGCAGGACAGTATTTAGTTAAAAATGGTTCTAACGAATTATCATGGTCTTCAATAACTGCTAATTCTTTAGAGTTTTTAGGAGATTCAAACACAGGTACACCGGCGGTGGATTTAGCTACACAATCTTTAACTATTGCGGGTACAGCTAATGAAATAGAAACTGCAGGTAATGCACAAGCATTAACTATAGCTTTCCCAACTGATATAACTACAAAAGGTGAACTTAATAGTGTAGGTATTATAAAGCCAACGACTGATAAAGCTATAGATTTAGGTACATCAGCATTAAGGTGGAAAGATATATATGTAAAAGAAATTAGAGATGCGGGTGACAACGTAGGAACATCAGGACAAATTTTGGCAAAAAACCCTGCAAACACCGGATTAATATGGGTTAATAGTGGAACAGCAAATGTTGTAGAAACAACAACTACTATATCAAATGCACAAATGATGGCTTTAGCTACAACACCAATAGAATTAGTTCCTGCTCCGGGTGCAGGTAAAATGATTAGTGTAGTAGAATGTTTATGGAAATTAAGCTATTCAGCTCCAAACTTTGATTATACAAATGATGTTGCTGTTAGATTTTCAGGTGGTGGTACTAATATTCAGTTCCAACCATTTTTAAATTTTGATAATGGTATGTTAAATTCAGGAAGTGATTTTTATCAAACAATACCTCCTGCACAAAGTAATGGAAATGCAAATGGTCAGATTAAAGTGAACGCTGCATTAGAAGTATTTGCTGATACTAATCCAACACAAGGTGGAGGAGCAGCAACATTTAAAATAAAATATAGAATAGAAGACGCATTCTAGAAATAAAATGTAATGGATATAAGAAAAATTTCAGTAGGACCTGACTATAAATCAGGTGCTATGCATTATTTAGTTGGACAAGAAGTATTAGGAGGAAACTATATTATCCATTTAATAAAGTTTGAAACTTCATCAGGTAATTTTAATATATACATAATTCAAGGCAATGAAATCAAATTATGGAAATCGTTTAACAGAGTGATGCCGATTTCTATTGAATATAATATAAATTTTTAAACAATGAATCAAAATGCAATCACCTCACAGCTTCATCGTACAACCGGTAAAAGGAAAAAGATACGATAATACTAAAAATTTTGGTGAGGTAGAATTTATTGTTAGTTCTTCACAAGAAGACCATAAGTTTTCAAATCGTTATGGGATAGTAGTTTCTTTACCATTAAATTATTGCGGACCTATTGAAGTAGGTGATATATTATTAGTTCATCATAATGTTTTTAAATATTATTATGACATGAAAGGTATACAGAAAAGCGGCAGAAGTTATTTTAAAGATGATTTATTTTTTATAGATAACGACCAATTTTTTTTGTATAATAAAAATGGAGAATGGTTTGCTCACGACAAATATTGTTTTGTAGAACCAATTGCAGCTAAAGATTATTATTTAAATAAAGCGGTTAAATACGAGCCATTAATGGGTATTATGAAATATCCAAATGATGAGTTAATAAAGCATGGAGTAAAAAAAGGTGATGAAGTAGCTTTTCAACCTGAAAGTGAATATGAATTTAGAATTGATGATGTATTAATGTATAGAGTTATGTCTCAATTCATAACAGTTAAATTATGATAGTAAGAATCAATATGTATGAGGATGTAATTAAGAATCCAAATAAATATGTGTCTGAAATTTTAAAAGAATCTTTTAAGGATGTAGAGGCTTACAACGAAAAAGGTGAAAAGATTATTTTTAAAAATTTACAAATGAGGGAGGGTGATGAGTTTGCTGAATTTTTAAACCAACATTTACCTAATTTTGAAATTAAATATAATTTTGTTAGGCAGTCACCTTTAAAACAGAAAGAGCCTAATTTTATTCATAAAGATGATATGATGGGAGATGTAACTTGTTTGTTGTATTTAAATAATTCTCATCCTCAAGATTATGGCACTACAATTTATGATGATAATAAGAAAAAAACATTTACTTATTATGCGAAATATAATAGCCTATTGATTTTTGATTCACGATTAAATCATTCTCGTAATATAGAAAATAACTTTGGTGTTGAAGATAAATCAAGATTAGTACAAGTGGCGTTTTTAAAATATAAAAATGGAGATTAAAGAAATTAAATTAAAAATAATTGAAGCAGGACAAAAGGCAGTCGATGAATTGATTAGTGTGGCTAAAGAAAAAATAGTTACCGGAAGCGAAGATGATTTGTCGGCTGATAGATTAAAAAATGCAGCAGCTACAAAAAAGTTAGCAATATTTGATGCATTTGAAATACTAAATAGAATCGAACAAGAAAGAGATGTTATTGAACTAGAAAATAAAGGTATAAAACAAACAACAAATCAGGGTTTTGCAGAAAGACGTTCTAAATAAATTATATACCAAATTAGTTGGAATCATTCCTAAAAATGTGCTTGTTAAAAAAAATAAAAGTGCAACTTGGAAATATGGATACAATGAAAAATATGACATTGTTGTTATATCAAAAACAGGTGAAATTGGAGATATAATAAAAATGAATGGTATAAATATTGCATTACCACTCCAACCAAAAAAAATTACTAAAAGACATAGTGCAACAAAGCATCAATATTGGGAAAGGCACGAATACCCTAAATCACTAAAAAGAATTTCTACCATATTTCAATGGAACGACCAACCCAATACATTTAAAAACCAATGGATTGATTATATAGAACAAGAGTTTGATTATAGAGAATATGGGTATTGGTTTTACAATAACGGTATTCCGACATATATGACAGGTTCTCATTATATGTATTTACAATGGACAAAAATTGATGTAGGTTATCCTGATTTTAGAGAAGCAAACAGATTGTTTTTTATTTATTGGGAAGCGTGTAGGGCAGACCAAAGAAGTTTCGGTTTATGTTATTTAAAAATAAGACGTTCCGGATTTTCTTTTATGGGTTCTTCCGAATGTGTTAATACAGGAACATTAGCTAAAGATTCAAGGGTAGGTATTCTTTCTAAAACAGGTTCGGATGCTAAAAAAATGTTTACAGACAAGGTTGTGCCTATTGGAAGTAATTTACCATTTTTCTTTAAACCTATTCAAGATGGTATGGATAAGCCAAAAACTGAATTAGCTTTTAGAGTACCTGCTTCAAAAATTACAAAGAAAAATATGTATACCGTTGAAGAGGAAGAGCTAGATGGGTTAGATACTACTATAGATTGGAAGAATACTGATGACAACTCTTATGATGGTGAAAAATTATTATTATTAGTTCATGATGAAAGTGGTAAATGGCTAAAGCCAAATAACATATTAAATAATTGGCGTGTTACTAAAACTTGTTTAAGGTTAGGTAGTAAAGTTATTGGTAAATGTATGATGGGCTCTACTTCCAATGCATTAAGTAAGGGGGGTGATAATTTTAAAAGTTTGTATGAAGATTCGGATAGTTCTAAAAGAAATGCGAATGGTCAGACAAAAAGTGGATTATATAATTTATTTATTCCTATGGAGTGGAATATGGAAGGGTTTATTGATAGATATGGAATGCCTGTTTTAGAAACCCCATCTACACCAATTTTAGGAATCGATAATGAAATGATTAGAATAGGAGCAATTGAGTATTGGGAGAATGAGGTTGAATCATTAAAATCCGACCCTGATGCTTTAAATGAATATTACAGACAATTTCCTAGGTCTGAATCTCACGCATTTAGAGATGAAAGTAAACAGTCATTGTTTAATCTAACAAAAATATACCAACAAATAGATTATAATGATTCATTAATAATTCAACATCATGTTACTCAAGGAGGGTTTTATTGGAAAAATGGAATAAAAGACAGCGAAGTAATGTTTAAACCTGATAAACGAGGAAGATTTTTGGTTGGATGGACTCCATCAAAACAACTTCAAAATAAATATTATATCCGCAATGGGAAAAAATATCCGGGCAATGAACATATTGGTTCTTTTGGGTGTGACTCCTATGATATTTCAGGTGTTGTTGGAGGTGGAGGTTCTAATGGTGCTTTACATGGGATGACTAAATTTAATATGGATGACGCACCAAGTAATGAGTTTTTTTTAGAATATGTAGCAAGACCTCAAACTGCTGAAATAT